CAAAACATTATATGCTCCAAGTTCATTATAGATGTCAGCACCATGACCACCCTTAGGAGGAATGATGACATTGAATACAGGAGAAGAAACACCTAAAGGAACACCACCAGCTGTCAAATCTACTGTTCCAAATGTATAATTTTCTCCACCTTTAGAGACAGTAATTGACTCAACCTTAGAATCGTTGTTAACAACAATAGTCGCCTCTGCTCCATTACCATCACCAAGAATAGGAACATTGGTGTAGGTAATATTTGCGGTACCAATACCAACACCACGATCTCTAATAGTAATGATCTTCAACTGGCCACTAGTCTTTACATTCTCTCTTACAGAGGCATGTTTGGTACTAGTAAACCAATCTGTAGGAACAGGAATGTAGTTTGTAGAATCAAACTTAACTGCCTGGCTAGGGGGAATACTATACAGATATTTCCAAATATATCCATCACCAGAAGAACCAGCCTCTCTGGGTTCCAGATCTGTGAATGTGGGTTCATCCAGAGAAGGACCACCCTGATAGTTATTCTCAGGTGTTGCGTTGTTAAACAGACAGGCATAAACTCTGTAGTCAGAGTTGACTACAAAGTAGTTTGCCGAATAAAGATCAAATGCACCAGAGGGTTGTGAGGGGTTATCTCTTGTAATGTCATTTCTGTACATATCATAGGTAATACCTGATGTCCAGACATTCTTCCTCACAACCTGAGTGATATCACCAGGATTGATTTTCTTCATGGCAATCATTGTATCCCAGTTGTCCTCAAATTGAGAAAAACTGTCTCTAGGAGAAGGAGGATCCTGATCCCAGTTTGTTTGGTAATCAGAAGAATTGGGAAGACCAATAAATGCGTAATAAGAGTTAGATGTTGACTGAACTCCAGCAACAAAATTTCTTGCATTCAGAATACGAAGTTGGTCAGTAATTATTGCTGCCATTGTTTACAAGAGTTTTTAGTATTTATAGGGTTATCTGAGAGTTGGATAGATGAAGATAGTTCCACCCATTCCAGTATGTGATACACACTGATAATAAAGAGTATCAGGTGCATTGAATGGAACTTCAAACTTCACAGTGCCATTATTTGTTCCATTGTTGGTAACACCATTGTTGTATGGATTACCGATGGTTCCATTCTGAGTATCTTGAATCTGGAATCCATGTGCACCCATACCGTTTACAAATTCATATACTCTACCTCTAGCCAGATAGAAATCAGGATCATTTGTAGTTTGAGTAAATCCAATACCAGTAAATGTATAATCACTAGAACCATTGGCACCCAATGTCCAACGACCATCAACCAATCCAGAACCATCACCAGTTGCGGTAATGAAACCAGCACCATTAGTTAATTGATTGGTATTGGTGAATGATGTTGTAATGTATCCAGCACCATTAGTTAATTGATTATTATTTGTTGGAATAGTTGGTTGATTACTTAGATCGTTGTAACTACCGGAGAATGTTCCCAACCCTGTTAAACCAGAACCATCACCACTAATGGAAGTAACAGTTACAGAGGCGAGTGTAGAAACACCAGATACAACCAAACTATCAGCTGAAATATTAGCCGTTGTAATTCCATTACCACCACCAGAAGCGGTTACAGTAACAATACCAGCAGATATTGGGGATACCGAAAGATTAGTTCCAAAGTTAATTGATGCAGCGGTTCCAACTAATGAACCATCATCTCTTATGATGATACCAGATCCAGAACCAACAACACCTGTCAAACCAGAACCATCACCAACAAAGGTAGCGGCGGTAACACCACCAGTAACAGTGACATTCTGACCCACATATGTGGTAACACCAGCCAGTTCTCCAGTTGATGGTGTCCAAGTTAAGTTACCAACATTAACTGTTTCATAGTTACTTACACTAGGATCTACATCATTAATAAATGATACTCTTCTAGGTGTTGATGATGTAGTATCAGTTACAGCCAGAACAGTATCAGAACCATCAGAATTACCGTAGATGTTTGATGCTGTTAGGTTGTTGAAGTATCCATTACTAACGTCAATAGAAGTAACACTAGTAACAACACCAAGAGTAGAGACACCGGTAACTGCAAGGTTATTAAATGTTTGAACACTATTACTGAGGACAATACCAGTCAGGTTAGTGCCATCACCATAGTAAGTAGCTCCAGTTACAACACCGAGAGTCGAAATACCAGTGACTAAAATATCATTTGCTTCAAGGTGATCTATATCAACAGAAGGAGTACCAGTAAGTCCCTGTGCATTTACAGCGACTGTCGCGATACCAGATGTGGTCGCAAACCCAGCA